CAATAAAAATGCGTAATCTAGCTAACATAAACTCCCGGCAGTTCTTTTTGAAGAACGGGGTGTGGATTGAGGTTGGCCATCTTAATCAACGATTACTCTACGATTTTAATATAAAGTCTGTGGTTAATGTTGAGGTAAGTGGGGAAGATAACGTATGTAGTAGATTGACAAAGTTCATTGATCAAACGTGTGGTGGCAACATCGCTCAGTTAGCTCAGTGTTTTATTGATACTAATAAATCTATTGATAAATCGGTTGAGATTTCACTTTCATCGAATATAGGAGGTGGTGGAGTAATCCACGCTTCCTGTGAAGATGCAAAGGGTAGAATTTCAAGAGATCGGTTACTATGGGTTTGGAATCAGTATAATAATACTTTGTTTCAGCGCCGAAAGATCTTGTCTAAAAAGAATAAGATAAAGGTACTACCTCATGTATATGGAGGCCTTCAGACTGGTCAATGGACGGTTATGTTGTTGTGGCCTGAGTATGTTGCACGTGAGAAATTGATCGACGTTATTTGTCGTATTAAGATTATCCAAAGCATATTACTTGGTGTTGCACACATTTCTGCTTGTCAGTTGGGTAACTCCTACTCATATTCCGAAGTTTACAGCAATGTTTACGCTTCTATGTCAAAAGAGTTTTTACTCTCCGATATAGTGAAGCAAAGATATTGTTTAGATTGCATGTTGCAGGATATTAAATATATTGATGAACAGCTTTCCATTCCTGAGAACTATAAGAAGTTAAATATTAATTATTCTTCTTTAAGTAAGCTCAACAAAAATGGATTCTTTTCGTCTGATAACTGCGGCATTCATCTTAATGTGAATTCTAAGGAACATTTTGAGACTCTTTCAAATTACCAATTGGGTATTGAATTGTTTGGGAGTGATATAAGTTATAGCACTTGATTTTTTCAAGATATACTTCACAACCCTTGCACATAGAAATGGCAAGTAAAAAACAATCTAAGCTCAAGAACAATAAAGCGAGTAGCAGGATGTCAACTGTCGTGAAGACATTGGCACGTAAGATACAACAGGAAAATAAGCCTGTTGAACATCCTGTGAAAGTGAAAACACTTCCTAACTCGAATAAAGTTAGTATCAATTCTCGAACAAGCCCTATCAGGGTTTCATCAGATAATATTATAAAAGATATCGTTGATGTTACCTCTGATGTCATTGGAACTGGTATTGGAATCTCTGAATTAAATCCTCTCGCTATTGCGAAAATCCCTCAGACTATAATGAAAGTTATTGATGTCGGATCTAACGTAGTGAAGAATCTCTCTGGAATCCAAGATCCTCAAAAGATTTCTGTGAACAAGAATCAAAATATTTCTGGCTCTAACGAAGTTTTAGTGAAGGAATTACAAAAGCATATGCCCGTAATCCAAACAACTAATCTTCCGTCAGCTTATAGTTCACAGTTTACTGCTCCTCCTCTTATTAGCTCTTCATCGACTACAAAGAATGGTGTACGTATTACAAATATACGAGGATCAAACCTCTTCCAAGACTTTGGTTATGCTTCAACATCTGCATTCACGTTTTCAAACTCTCATCGTTTAACACCTACGTCAACTGTATCCATTTTTGGGTCTAGACTTAAGGCGATAGCTTTAAACTATCAACGTTGGAGATTGAATTCGTTCTCTATTGATTATATCCCTGTTCAA